GGTGCGGCGCATCAAGTCGGCCCAATCGTCGGTCGACTCCGTCGTCAGGCCGATGGCCTCCAGGGCTTCGATCAGGGCAGTCACAGTTTGGGGCGCTCCTTTGGTGAGAAGTCCAGCACAACACCGAGGCAAGGAACCGGCAGTAGGTACAACTTCCGCGTCTTACGATCCCAAAACGCGCCGACCCATAGGTCGTACCAAGCGAACAACAACTTGCACCGATTCAGTCGAACTCCGCCAGATTCGCTTGCTCGCATAACCGCTTCCTTATCAGTTTGGCTTGCTCGGGAGTGTAGCGGGCGTGGCCGCCCAGCGTGCGCGACGCGGCCTTGATCCGCTTGGTCTGCTGCCAGCGCTGGACGGTGCGCAACGTGACGCCGCAGTAGTCGGCCAGATCGCCGGTCGTTAGGAGCGCGTCGGTCAATTTGAATGCCATAGTTCGGACACTACGCCAAACTACGACAAACCGTCAAGCCCTTATAACGCCTTGGCGTCCCAGCCGTGTTCCCGGCAAATCGCGCGCACGGCGCGGTGCCACAACCGCCCGTGAACGGCCTTTTCGCCCTGGGCATCGGCACGGAAATGCGCCATCTCGTGCGCCAGGACACGCAGCAGCGTGTCGGTGTGGCCGATTAGCCGGCCAGATACGTATAGCCGGCGTTTCGGCCAATCGGCGCTTCCGTAGTGGGTTCGGGCGCTGATGACACGGAACTTAACCTCGTCGGCGTCGGGCAGCCGCCAGCGGTTGAACGGCGGGGTGGCCTGGAGGAACCGATAGGCCGCTACGACCGCATCAACGCTTAGGCGCATCGGGAGCGATCCGGATGCGGAGTTCGTTGCGCTTCTCTTCCGTGTCGTCCTGCGACGCCTGGGTGGCGCTGAGCGCGCGGTTCAGCGGCTTGTTGTAGCCCGGATTGGGCGTGCGGTAGCTGCGCGTGAGCAACTGCTCCATGATGCGCGGGTCTTCGGTGAAGGCACGTTCCATCAGCCGCGACACCTGGGCGCTGTTGTCGCCCATCAGGCCCTTGATGCCCAGCTTGACGTTGCGGAAGACGTTGCCGCCGGCCAACCCGCCGTACCAGGTCTTCAGCCCGATCTCGAGCAGGCGCGCGGCCTGGGTGTTCGCGAAGTTCTCGGCGGTCGGCGAGCCCACGGTGGCCTGCTGGGCGCGCTGGAGCAGCGGCTCGATCGCCTTTCGGCCAATATTCAACTGGCGCAACTTCTCCGGATTGTCGCGGAACACTTCGCGCAGCACGCCGTCGTTGTCGCGCAACATGCGCGTCAGTTTGTCGTAACTGACACGGCCGATTTCCCCGCCCGGGTCTTTCATGGCGTTGGTTGTGCGGCGGATCAGATCGTCGGCCACGATAGCGTGCCAGGCGTCCTTGAGCCCGCCGCGGATCGCTGGCGGCGCCGTGTCGATCATCTTGTTGACGGACGCCGCCGTGGCCGCCGGGTCTTGGCTCTGGAACACGGCCTGAACGGCGTGGCGCGGATCGCGGCCGATGAAAACGCCCAGCGCGCCCTCCTTGATCGTCTGCTCGACAGCGGCGCGGCTGCCCTGGGCCTGTGTCACCTGGCGGCGCAGGTTCACCACGTCGTTGTTGAGCGCGTTGCGCTGGGTGCGGTTGTTCACCACGTCGCGGTGCAACTGCTCGATTTCGTTGTAGATGGGCTGGAACTCGGGCGAGGCCATCTTGCCGCGGTTGCCGTCCAGCCACTTGCGCAGCGCCACCGGGTTAATGGAGCCGTCCGGCGCCACTTTACGGGCCAGATCGCTCACCATGAAGTTGCGCGCGGCCGTCTGCGCCGCCTGGGGGTTCGGCGCGATGCGGATGATGCGTGCGAGATGCTGGGCGCTGTCTTCCGTGTCGTTGAGCCAGAAGGCGGCTTCGCGCTCGGCCGGCAGCTTCTGCCCGGTCGGGTCGCGCTGCGTCAGGTCGCGCATTTTGCCGCCACGACCCTCGGCGAAGTAGGGGGCGTATTGCGTACGGTAGAAGTCATTGGCCGCCGCGGCGTCCGGGTGCTGCTCGATCGCTTCGTTGATGTGGCGCTTCAGGTCGCGCAGGTTGTCCGTCAGGTCGAAATTGCCCTTGGACTGCGCCTGGTTGGCGGCGGTGTTCAGGTATTTGCGGGTATCGGCCAAGTCGGAAACTGTGAGCGGCTGACGCTCCGCCGGCGCGCGGCCGGTCATCGGTGCCAGCGGGTCTTCCGGCGGGCGGCCCGTGAGGCGGTCCAGGCGGTCCAGGAACGCCGTCGGCAACTGCTCGTCGGGGCGCAGGCGGTTGTTGCTGGCGCGGATCGCCTGGGCGGTCTGCGTCAGGCGGTCAGTGTTCTCGACCGGCGTCTGCGGCAGGTTGTTGAACTGCTCGTTCTTGGCGGCGGTGCGCTGCTCTAGCGCGCCACGGGTCTGCTCGGCCAACTGGCGCGACGCCGCCGGCCCTTGGCCGCTCTGCTCGCGCACAGGCGCGGCGAGGTTGATCGCCTCTTCCCGGTTGGCCGTTACGGCCTGTCGGCCTGCTTCGAAACGGTTCTCCGCCTGCGTAACGCCCTGGTCGGCGGCGTCGCGCATCTTCGTGGCTTCGCCTTCGGCGTAACGCTGCGGCGCGCGAAGTTCCGATTCCGGCACGTCGGGGCGGATGCTCGAGACGCGATCCTGGGCCGCGCGCTGGAGCGCTTGGTCCGACTTGATAAACGGAACCGGGTTCTGGAGCCGCGACGACTTCTCGATCGAGTTCAGGCCGATATCCTCGGACATCAACCCGGATGTCGGCATCGGCAAGCCTTCCTGGGCGAAGTCGGCCCGGTTTGCCTTGAGCGTGCTGAGCGCCTTGTAGGGGTCGACGGCGTTTTCCTGAACCAGCTGCGCCGCCTTGTCGGCCACCTTGTTCGGGATGGGCATCAGCGGGTTCTGTGGGTCGTACGGAACGCCCGATCCGGTGATGCCGCGCTGGATGCGCTGCGGCAGGTTCGCCGCCGAGTTGGCGATCGGCACTGTTACACCGCCCGTGGCGCCGCCGATCAGCGACGCGACCAATTGGCCGAGCGGGTTTTCGGCGATGCTTTCGGGAGCGTTCTGGCGGTAGCCCTCCAACCCCGCACCCGACCCCGCGCCGGCGAGCGTGTCGGCCATAACGGCGCGGCCCGGCTTGTCGGCGTAGGTACGCAAGAAAACGTCGGACAGGCGCGGCCCGGCGCCGGGCGTGGCGACACGCGTTGCGGCCGCAGTGGACAGGCCGGCGCCAGTGAGGCCGCCTGCGGCGGCCAGTTGGCCGGCGGTGTCGACCAGGCGCTCGCGGCCCGTCTTGTTCTCTTCGGCGATCGGCTGGTAGCCCGGGTCGACCGTGCGCACGAGGTCGCCCAGCGTGCTTTTCACCTGCTCGAAGCCGAGCGCCGGAGCGCTCTGGATTGGCGGGTTGACGCCTTCGTACCCCAGCAACTTCGCCGGGATGTTGAAGGCATGGAACGGTGCGTTGATGACCTGCTTACCGAGTTCGGCCGGGGCACCAATGACACTGGCCGCAGCGCCAACCACGTTGTCGACGGCGCGGTGCCCGGCGCGACCGTAGCCCGGTTCGGGGTTGTTCGGGCCGTAAACCGGCGCGGCCGGTTGCGGAACGCTGGGCGCAGTTTGCGGCAGTGTCGACGCGCCACCGCCTCCTAGTGCCGCGCTGATTTCCTCGGGCGAGAAATCGTCGGGGAATTCATGCACGACACCTTCGAACTCAATTTGCTGTGCCATGCCTACGGCCCCAGCGGAACCGGCTTACCGGACGCATCGCGGCCCCAGCGCTGTACCTTGGGCGTCGCCCCCGGAGCAGTCGCCTGCGCCGGCGCTGCGGACGGGAACGCCTGCTGCACGTTGGCGCCGAGGCCCGGCTGGGCCAGAGAACCGGGCTGCGGCGGGCGCGTGTTGAGCCTCGGCTGGATGCGCGCAACTTCCTCGTCGATCATCTTGCTGAGGATTTCCCAGCGTGCTTCCAGGTCGGCCAAGTTAGTGATCGGCGTACTGCCGACAACCCGTTGGAACCGCTTCACGTCTTCGTTCGTGACTGAACGTCCTGTCTGCCCCGCCAGCGCCTCGGCCGCGTCGAACGGCAGCGTCTCCAGGTACACCGCCAGTTTAGACGCGACAGTCGGGTCGGCCACAGTGATGCCGTTTTGGCGCAAGAACTCCTGAGCTTGGCCGACCAGTGCGGGCGCGTTTTCCATGCCGAAAGACTGACCTAACGCTTTCGCCTGCTCGGCCGCCCCGGCGACCATGGTGCGCAGCGAACCGGCGGCGCCCAAGGCGCTCGAATCAGCACGAGCGAGGCCCAACAAGTCTTGGCCTTTTTGACGGAAGCGATCAAGCGAACTCAGTTGGCCCCGTGCCTTCACGGCGTCAGTGACGAGCGGCCCGCTTTGCTGAGAGAACTCAGCGCGCATACCGTGGTACGGCATCCCTGGCGCGAACCAATAAGCGTTGCCGTCATCACCGACGATCTTACGGCCTTGGCGGGCGTCGATGCGGTCCTGAGTCGTAGCGGAGCGATCAGCCGCATAACGCGCCGACTGTTGCGCTCGCTGGTCCTTGCGGTCCTCGAGTTGAATCTTCCGGTCACGTTCCGCCTCGGCGCCCAGCTGCGTCGAGTTGTAAGGCACTTTCGCGCCCAGCCCGGCGTTCGTGACGGTCTGCGGCGAAGCGCCAGCGTTGGCACCCAGCGCCAAAACCAACCCGCCGAGGTCGCCGATTTGCTCGGGCGGCAGCGAACCGACTAGCGAGGGAAGCGCCGCGCGTAGCTTTTCATCGACCGGAACGGCAGGCATCGGCCCGACTGGAACATCACCCGTACGGTCCTGCTCCGTCGGCCGCAGCACTTCACGGAACACACCGGCCAGGTTGCCGCCGGTTGCCGCCTTGCGCTGCGATTCTTCGACCCGCGAACGGTTCAGCGCCGCGCTCGACGTCAGGTCGTCGTACTTCGCCTGCTTCAGCGCCACGTCCTCGGCGGTCGGAATCGACGAGAAGGCTGTGAACAGGTTGCCCAGCGCCGAGGCGATCGGCGTCTGGTACGTGTTGGGGATGCGATACGAGGACATTACTTCCCGCCGCCCTGCTGCCAGCCGGGAACGGTAGTCGTCCCGCCGCCCCCGCCGAACGGTAGTTTACCGCCCATGAAGCCGTAGAGCGACGCCCCTTGGCCGAACAGCTTGAACAGGTCGCCCAGCCCGCTCGGGTCGCGATAGGCGCCACGATAGGCGGCCATGCGCTCAACCGGGTTGATGCCGGCCGAGGCCGCGGCAAAGTTCGACGCAACGCCGATGTCTTCGCCGGCGCGCTTGAAACTGATCTGGTTCCCCTGGCCTACGTCGTCGCGAGCGCCCAACGCCGCCAGACGCTTAGCGCCTGCCCGCCCTTCGGTCACAGCGTCGTTGAGGCGTTTCGCTACCGTCTCCTTGACGACGTTGGGCGCGTCGCTGCTGATCGGGATTCCGCCCGGCGCAGCATCGGTGACGTTGCCCGTGAGGTCCGCTTCGCGCTTGGCGGTCGCTGCGGCCAAGGCATCGGCCTGGGACGTGCCGCTGAAGCCGGCGAGCGCCTTCTGGAGCCCGGCCTGGGCGCGGGCGCGGTACTCGGCCTGGCGCGCGTCCTCGAGGCCCTGGGACTGCTGCCACGCCCCGACCATCTTCTTCGAGTTCTTGTTGGCTTCGCGGGTGTTCAACGCTTCGCCAAGCATGGAGAGCCCGGCGCCGCCGGCGATTGGAGCGGCCATGGTCGGGAGGCACATGCTAGCGCACCACGTAACCGCTGCCGGTGGACGAGTAGTTGACCTTCGGGAAGCCAAGGCCGAAGCCCGGATAGCCCTTGGCCTCGAGCGTGACGCCCGTGGCGCCGGTGTTCAGAAGGTCGGCGAACATATTGCCGAGCGTGCTGTAGGTCGGCGGCGCGCTGACATTGGCCGCGCTGGCAGAGGCGCGTTCGCCGATCAGCGCCGGGTCGGCCGCGTTGATGTTGAGATTGCTGAGCGTGCCGCGCTCGTTTTCAACACGGCCACGGGCCTCGTTGGCGGCGCCGACAGCATTGTTGGCGAGAACGCCTTGCTGGTCCTTGTAGCGCTTCTCCAACTCGCCCAGCGCCTTGGTGCCGGCGTCGCTTTCCAGGATGCTCGACCGCGCCAGTTCGAAAATCTTCTTCTCGCGGGCCTTTTGGTACTGGTCGTTGAGCTGCGGGTTGTAATACGCAAGGTAATCGTTCTTAACCTTGTCGTAATAGTCGGGCGTGAACTGGGCGAAGGCGTTGTCGATCGCGGCGCGGCCCTGGTCGACGCGCGCTTGGCGCTCCGCTTCCTGGGCACGGGCGCTGGCGGCCTGCTGGTTCGCGATTTCGACGGAGGGGTCTTTAGGCTTCGGCAGGCACATCCACTGGTTCTCTGGCGAACGCTGTGGCGTGTCGAGTGCCGATACGACTGTTTGGGCGGCCTTACAGCCCGGGGTGTCCTAGGCTTGGCTTGCGCCGCTGGGGCCGCCCGCCGGAATAATCGCAGCCCGCGCGCTCGGGGTCAAGCCGTAGATGTAGCGGTTGATGCCGTTCAGCGGCTCGGCTTCGTAAAATCCTAAGAGCTTGAACCAACGGTCAGAATCGGGATGATCGCTCGCCGACAGGCACTCCAGGCGCGCACCGGGCCGCTTGGCCGTTTCTTCCCGCAGCATCTTTCTCAGGAGCCGCGTCCCTTCTTTTGCAGCAGAAACAAAGGCTTCGGTAGCCAGGAAGTAGGAGCGATACGACCCGCCGTCCATGCGGATCGCGCCGAAGACAGCCACGCACGCACCGTCCTTGACGAAGGCGAAGCCGTATTCAGGCTTGGCACCGAGGAAAGCCTTGACGGCCTGATCGGGATCAACGAAGCCGAAGCGCTGGATTTCTCGCTTTCCCCGCTCCCAGATCGCCTCACAGACAGCCTGCATGTCATCCGGCTCAAGCCCTGTCTTAACGATCACTCTGCTTTTTCCCCGTCGTAATGTACGGCCATATTCGAGATACGCGCATAGCCCGCCTTAGAGCAAGTGGCTTTCAGCGCAAACATGGCGGTCGTGCCGTTCAACCCGGCGCGCGGCTTGGAGTAGGTAGCGCGGGTGAAAGTGCCGACACGGGTTTCGTAGTCCGTGTTGGTCGGGTCAGGAAGCAGATCGACCGCCCACTCCCCTTCACAACCGATGTCAAAGCCGGTCAGCTTTTTGTGCGTAGCCGGTGACTTGGCGTTCAGAAACGGCAGCGACAACTCGGCGATGGATTCGCCGGCGTCCGGGTAAGTGTCGTGGTACTCCCCGCCGTAGAGGTAGATGTAGCGGCCGGCGCGCACGTAGATTTTATGCTCGAGCGTCACCAGCTCGTCGATCGGGTCAACGCCGATCTCATCCACGTCGTAGTAGGTCCAGGCGTTGATCTTGGTGCCTTGGAAGAACGACAGCACGAAGATGCGCTTGTTCAGCGCCAGCCAGTAGCGCCCGTTGCGCGGTTCGATGATGCCACGCGCCAAGCGCAGCCGCTCGTCGCCCACTTCGTCATAGTATTCCTGAACGAACTCGTCGATCGCCACGCCGATATCGTTGACGGCCGGCGCGTTCGACGAGTCGCGGGCTCGCAACGACCGCACGCCGGACGCTGACAGATAGAACACGTCGATGTTGCCGTAGGGCCGCACCGACCGCGGCGACGGCGTGCCGGTGTTCGGCACGGTCTGCGCGAGCGAGTTCAGCGTCGGATCGACGTCGATGTTCCAGACACGGATATGGTTGGCCGAAAAGACGGCCAGTTTGCCCTGATACTCCTGGACGGCGGTCAACGGCTCCGACCCTTCGTTCTGGTCGGACATGTTGATGAACCCGGCGCCGGTGCCGCTCCAGTCGGTCGGGTCCTGGACCTTGCAGAAATACAAAAGCGACGACGTGATCGTGTAGACCTTCTTCTGGAAAGTCAGGCAGGTCTTGCCGGTGCCGGCCGCGCGCGTCGTCGTCGAAACCCGCGTCGGAGACAATATGCCCGAACCGAGCCCGCCACCGGAGTAAGCCGACGCGGCCACGGTGATGTACCATTCGTCGTCCTGGTCCAGCGTGCCGCTCAACGTCGCGGTGTAGACTTGGGCGGTCGCCTCCGTGGCCGTAACGCCGCCCGTCATGTTGGTCGTCGCGGTCGTGATGCCGGACGCGGTGACAGCAACGACGTAGCCGTTCGGCGTGGCGCCCGTTCCGGCCAGGGCCGTCAGCCGCACCGAAGCACCGATGGCTTGCGCCGTGTATTCGGTCAGGCCGGGGTAACTGTTGATGTTGCTGGCGAGCGCTGCGGCCGTGTCGGCGATCGATCCTGCCCACAGTACCGGCACGCCCAGCATCTGCTCGACGCCATCGACTGTGACGCTGGTGATCGAATCGCCCGGAGAGCCGCCGGTGATAAGCACTTCGCCGGTCGCGAGCACTTCCGCCGTTTCGACGACGTTGGGTTGGACTTCCGTCAGAGTGATGGCCTGATCGGGCGTTCCGGCGCCGGCGTTGGTCGTAGACTGGCTGATCGTGAACGCACGACCTGGAATGGCCGAGGAAATCGTGATGACCGCGCCTTCCGCCGAGGCGGTGATCTGCGACAGCCGGTCGAGCTTTTCAGCCAAGCGCTGCGCCGGGTAGGACAGCGACGTGGCGACGGACGCGGCGATCGCGTCCCAGGCGGTTACGCGGCTGCCATTGTAGAAGTGGTAGATGGAGCCGTCTTCGTACTCGGCGACGACGTACAACTTGCCGTCAAAAGAGGTCCAGTCAAGCACTTCGCGCATATCGGACGTGCCGGGATGCGTAAGCCGCTGGTAGCGGATCGCCGCCGGCATACCCGACGGCTCCGGGATCGAGCCGAAGGTGTAAAGCCGGTTGTTGACGGCGGCCAAGCCGAAGGTGCCGACCGGAAGATGGTGCTTGTTGACGAATTTCTTGCGGCGCTCGAAATCGCCGCCGCGGGTGATATGGCCGTTAACCCCCGTCCAGAGCGCGCCCAACTGCCCGGCCACGCGGGCGCGGCGCCGGTCCATGCCGAGCTTGAAATCGTCGATAACGAGGTAGGACACGCGCCTACTTCCGCGCCGCCCACTCGCCGAACAGGTCTTTGAGCGCGACGATGCGCTCGCGGCGTGTCAGCCCGTCGTCCTGGTAGAGACTGATCGCTTCGTCAAGGATATCCTTTCCGATGTCGTCGCGCATTTCCTGGGGTAACACGGCCTCGTTTTCGTGGACGGGCGGGTCGACCTCTTCGTCCATCATCATGTCGCCGTCATCGCCCGTGTCGGCGGTACCCATGCGGTAACCGCCCTGGCCGTTTTCACTGCCCTGCGAGCCGCCGACGCCGTGGTCGCCCATCCCCATGCCGCCAACGCCGCTATTGCTGCTCCCGCTGCCTCCCCCGCCCCCGCCGCTATTGTTGCTGCTTCCGGCGTTGGTGGCGTTCTGGCCGCTGTCGACGCCCGGCGCCATGCCCGTTGCGGCCATGTCGGTGCCCATCATGCCGCCGACTGCGTTGGGCGAGTTTTGGTCGGAGCCTGGGACGCCGGCAGCCGAGGCGGCTTCTGCCGCAGCCTGCCCTTGTGGGTCCGACCCCTTCATGGCCGTCTGATTCTGTTCCGCTGGCGTCTTGCCAAATTGGTTATTGCCGCTGGCCGGTGAGGTTTCGTGATCGGCGATGCCTGCGTTTACCGCACTCTCCGGATCGTTCGCCTGCTGCGTCTGCTGCGCCACGTCGAGGTCATCGGCCGCGGGCAGCGCAGGCGTGCTACGCGTAGGAAGACCCGGAACGCTACTAGGCGGTGCCGTAGGTGCCGTGTTGCCGAAAGCAGACCGCGCCTGTCCTACAAGGCCAGCAGCCCCGATCGCGCTGAGAGCTTGATCCATGTTGTTTACGGTGTTGCGCCCGCCCCCGCTGGCCGACTCGTCGCCGTTGGCGTTGGCGCCGTCGTCCTGGCCACTGGGGCTGCCCGGCGAACCGTTGTTATTCTGGTCGCCCATGCGGCCGTCCAGTCCGACGATCATCTCGCGGTCGCGATTGCGGCGGTCCCAGGCGTTGATGTCTTCAGGAAGGCACATTGGCTACAATCCTCGAGCGACCACGATGGTTTTGTTGCGCATGGGCGTGTCGCGGCGGCCACCGCCGTAGACGATCGGCTCGTACCCGCCCTTGTAGTTGGCCGTCAGCATGTTGAAATGATCGCGCGCTGCGGTCAGCTTGGCCCCGGCGTCCTCGGCCTTGCGGTTCGCCAGCATCTCCGCAGCGGCAAACAGCACGATCAGGTCGTCGTCCAGATCGGCCGTGTCGGAATCGGAGGTCAGCGCGTTCAACGGCCGCAAGCCGGTGAATTGGATGCGGTCGTTGTTGTTATCCGGGATCGGCCACAGTTCGATCATGTCGCCGGGACCGGGCGCCTCAGCCACGTATTTCCAATCCCACTTGCGAACGGGCGAAGCCTTGATTCCGCCGTCGCTGTCGTAGGACTGGTAATCTTCTACCCCGATGCCGCGGCTTATCGGCGACGGAACGTTGCCGTACCAGACCGCCGCATTGATGATGCGCTCCATGTTCAGGCCGGTCGGCGCGTCGTAGTACCGCTGCCCGTTGGCGCAGTCCAGATACGGCATGTGCTTCAGGAACGGCCAGTCGTAGCGGTTATAAAGCAGGCGTTGGGTACGTCGCAGGACTTGCTTTAACTGCGGAAGATTGGCCGTGCCCACGGAAACGTCCGTGAGGTCGCCGATCTCCGCGCGAAGCATGTCCGTCAGGACTTCCAGCGACGTACCGCGCGCCATTACGCAACCTCGTCGAGTTCGTCGACTTCAGCCGGCTTCGCCTTCGGCGGGCGCCCGCGGCGCTTCGGCGCCACAAGTTCGTCGTCCACTTGGTCGCTCAGGTCGGGCGTCAGCGCCTTCTGCACGATCACGGCGTCTTCGGCCATCTTCGGCTCGAAGCCCGGCAGATATTCCGGCAACGCCATGTGAACGGGGCCGAACAGGGATTCGACGGTCTTCTTCGGCCGCAGCTTGCCGAGCGCCGGGGCGTACTTCTTCTCGAGCACGGCGCGCAGCACGTCAGCCTTGATCGGCTTCTTGATCGACACGCGAAGTTCCTTCACAGCGTCGTGGCCATGGATGTTTTGGAGAACGATGACTTCGGGCGCCGTAAGATCGAACAGGCGAGTTTCGTTGTAGGGGCTTCCGCCCACTTTCAGGAGCAGGTTGTAACGCTGCATAAGCGTAGTCCTTTCGCAAGATGGGATTCACCCGACGCTACCTGCGCCGGGTGAACCAATGGAAGTCAGGCTTAGACGCTGTACTGCGCCACGCCCTTGTCGTCCGGATCAGGGAGCCAGACGAGAAGCTGGTAGGAAGCATCGCCGTCCGCCGCAGCCGGCAGGCGGTAGATGCCGCGAACGTCGCCCGTGGTCGCCGATGCCTCGGTCGCAACGGCCACGTCCAACTGCCCGAAGGTCAAATTGGTCGCCTCGAACTCGACGTAGCCGTTGATCGCGCCGCCGCCGTTGAAGGCCGCGGCCGGGATCACCTGGTAGCGAGTGCCCTTGGTGAAGGTCGTGGTCGCATGACCCGCTGTCGGGGTGTCGCTGACCGCCGTACCCTTGGTCGCCGAGCTGGCGACAGTCAGGGTCAAGCCGTCGACCGTCGTGGTGACGTTCGCCATGGTGATGTCGCCGCCGGTGACGACCGCGACACGGACGATTGCCGTGGCGCCCTTGAGCGTGCAGTCGCACGGGACAAGGCCTTCATAGGCATTGGCCGTGCCGGCCGCCAGATCGAAGTCGTCCAGGTCGAAGAACTCGCGGAACGTGCCGGGGAAGTTGCCCACCCGGACGCCGTTCTTGAATTCCGCCATGACCTGGCTGACCGACTTGATCGCGCTGGGCAGGCCCAGGCGGTCGGCAGTGCCGATCTCGACAGCGCCCGAGTCGCCCGAAACGGCCACGCGGGTCACGGTCTTGAAGGCCTTGAGGCCGTAGGTCGTGCCGTTGTTCGGGCCGGTCATCGTCTCGCGGATCGACACGCCGTACTCGTCCGTGCCATAGGCCGTGAAGGTGTACGACGTCTCGTTGCCGGCGGCATAGACCGTCAGCGTGCGCGGGACATCCAGCGTAGCAACGCCGCCGCTCGCCAGCGCACCGGCGATCGTCAGGTTGCCGGCGCCGGTCGGGTTCTGCGAGAGGCAGATGCCGTCACGATCCAGCACGTTCGGCGAGCCCAGGTTGATCATGTAGAGGCCGCCCTGGACCTGCTTCACCTTGTTGGCCGGAACGCCGTCGCGGTACGTGTCCGGACCCATCTTGTCGAAACCAAGCTGGTAGGACGCGCCCGCCGGCCAAGTCGTGCCGGAAGCGTTCGTGACCGTGATGCTGGACGCGTTCGCGTTGAACGCGACCGTGAAGTCCTCCGGAGCCGTCATCTTGTTGCCGTTCATCATCAGAATGTGATGACCGGGTGAGTTGACGAAGGAGCCCTTCGACGTGCCGGTCGGATAGGCGACCGTCAGCGTAGCAGCGTTTGCCACATCCGAGGCGAGCACGCCGCGAATGATGTTCTCGAGGCCGGGAGTGTTGGAAGTCATATGTCAGTTCTCCTGTGCTCTACCGTTAAGCCAGCGCGTACACGCCGCTCGTGTTGCGGCGCTTGCAGACCAGGCCACCGGCCCAGGTCACGGCGCGGTACAGCACGTACTTGTTCTCCGGACGGGCCGGGGTGTGCCGCTTCATGTTCTCGCCGGCGACGACCTTGGGGTGGATCGCCTTCATGTCGAGGATGTAGCAGCGGTCGGCGTAGCCCAGATCGTCGAGGGTCGGGTCGTAGACGAACTCGACACCGGCGAACTTGACGCCCTTGATGGCCGCGTCGACGGTACCCTTGGCAGCCCAGCCGTCCTGCGTGAACGTGCCGTTCTGGCGCAGTTCGTTCTCCATCTGCTCAATGAAATCCGTGCCGGCGAAGCCCTTGTGCTGGGGCGAGCCGTAGCGGCGAAGCTGGCGCATCTCTTTCTGAAGGAAGGTGAACAGCGGCTGGGCAGCGGCGCCACCCGAGACGTTGATCGACAGGTCAGCGCGGTTACGCCAGTAGGAGTTCAGCGACTGATCGATGCCGCCGACCACCGTGGCCGCAGTCGGGTCGTCGACGATGAAGGACTGGATGCCCGGAACGAGCTTGGCGTCCTGGCTGCCGTCGAGCCAGAACATCTCGTTCATCTCGCGGTCCATGCCTTCCGACATGTCCTCGAGCTTGTCCTTGAAGATGTCGGCCAGCATGATCGCGTCGCGGTCGCTGTGGCTGCGAACCGAGGCGCCATCCATCGTGTCGACGATGGAGATGCCGTTCTTCATCAGCTCGTGCATCGTGCAGGAGATACCGCCGTGGATCAGCTTCCACGGGTAGTACGCCGTGCGGATGTTGGCAGGGTTGTCGTACTCGACCTCATCGTCGTACTCGAAGCCCTGGATGCCGGTCGTGTAGTCCCACTTCACGCGGATGTCGATGTAGTCCTTGCCGCCGGGGAACTCCGTCATCTTGCTACGGAGCGCGGAAAGCAGGGGCTTGTCCTGGATCGACTGGGAGTCGATGTCCTTGCCCCAATGGAAGTCCATCGTGGCGTTGGCGATGTTGTCCAATTCCTGGGTAGTAATCGGCATTGTGCGTCTCTAGCGCGTCTCAGGCGAGGCCTAGAACCTGGTTCACCGCGTCGCGGTAAGACCTCGGTTTCGGCTTGGCCGCCGGGTTGCTCGGTGATCCGGTCGGACCAGGGTCGATCGCCTGTTTGCGATTGCTCGCTAGAGGCTTGAGAACCGCTTCTGCTTCCTTCTTCGCCGTCTCGGCCATATCCCGCGTCTGCTGCGGGGTTGGCACGATGCCCTGGCGCTGATATTCAGCAAGCGCGATCCTGATCTTGTCCTGGACGATCGGAAACTTCAGGCGGTAGTCGGCGTCCGAGGCTTTCCACTTGGCGTCCCACTCGCTGAGCGTGCGGGTGCTGTTGTCGATCGTCTCTTGCCGAGCCTGCTGCGCTGAACGCTGCGTCTGCACTTCGGTCTGACGCTGGTAGTTGGCCTCTCGCGCCTTGGTGCGGGAAATCTCCAGCGCACGGGCGGCGGGCATCACTCCCCGGTCGACTTCATCCTTCAGGTCCGGCGGTAGAACTTCGCCGGCGAGCTTGCGCAGTTGGAGGAAGATCGGGGTGATGGCCTCGTAAGCCCTCACTGGGTCGATCTTCATCAACCGCATCATCTCGAAGCCGGCGTTGACTTCTTGGTTGTTCAGGCCGGCGTTCTGAATGAACGTGTCGATCTGCGTCATCCGCTCCGCGACCGGCTTGTACTTCTCGGCTTCCGCCTTGAAGTGCTTCATGCCGCGATCGAGGTAGCGCAAACGGTTAGTCGTCTTCGCGCTGAGTTGCGCCCGCTCGTCTTTCGACAGGTCTTCGGGTGCGTCACCGAGGCCCTGGTCAGGCTCCGGGTCAGGCTCAGCCGTTTCCGGCTTTCCGTCTTTGGAAGCGGACGGGGCTTCCTCCTTGGGCTTGTTGAGGGCGTTACGCACGACCTCAAGCATGTCCTTGGGTTTTTCCGTCTGAGCGGGCGACGATTCCGCGGGCTTGGCGTCTGAGGCTGCCGGCGACGAAGCGGCTGTTACGTCGGTGTTCGGGGAAAGGGCTTCGGCGGCGGTACCGGACTCATTGATGCCTTCGGCCGCCGAAGCAGTTTCCGTTGACGAATCGGACATTACGTCTCCACGAGCGGGATGCGGACCGTCTCACGACGCTCCTATGTAGCCGGACTGTAAATAGGTCGGTGTTCTACGTCAATAGGGTGTGAATTACCCCTGCCCGCCCGGCGCCGCCTGCGACTGCATCCGCTCGGCCCCGCCACCGGGCGGCGGCATGGCCGGCTGACCGCCGGGAGCGCCCTGCGTCGCCTTGGGCGCGTTCTGCCCGCCTTCGCCGCCTTGGGCGTTCGGGTCGTCGGGCGCACCGGCCATCCCACCGGGTGCTCCAGGCGGCTTCGACATCAGCGCGTTAATCGCCTGGATCGACGGCAGCCCGTCGACGATCAACTCGTCGACATCCATCTCGAGCAAATCGCCGTAGCGACGGCCCAGCACGGTCGGCGCCACGCCGGGGATTTGCAGCAGGAAGTTCATACCGCGCTCCATGTTGGCGAGTTCCGCGGCGCGGTTCGGACGGCCCGACGAGCCGGCGCGAATGTCCAGGAACAGGTCCTTCTGGATCGTCTCCTTGTCCAGTTGCGGCCACACGGCGCCCGGCCCTACGATTTCCGTGACGGTTTCCGGGTTCAAATGCTCCAAACAAATCTGGCCGAATGCCCGCGCCACATCGGAGAGATGCGAGTCCAGGTCGTCGATGTTCGACGCGTTGGATGTCTGGCGACCCTGTTCGGCCACAGATACTTCCGTCGCGCTGTCGCCGCTGGTCGGGCCAAGATTGGCTTCCTGCGTGCCGACGCCGACAAGCACGTCCTGAAGGATCGACGACACTTCGTACTGGTTCGGATCGATCGGCACCGGCTTGTGCGGCTGGATCAGCTTGTCGATCGTCATCTGCGGATCGACGCTGTTTAGCTCGATCACGGCGCCCGAAACGTGGTTGCCGAGGTTTGCCTTCTCCTGCTCTTGCAGCATTCCGGTGCGCGTGAAATACTTCGGCCGGTTCTGCTGGCGGTGCTCGCGCACGCCCTGGCGCGAGCGGTTGTACTCATCCTGCGGGTGGCGCAGATGATAGACGTCCGACAGCGGGATGATCTCGTCGGTTTCTTCGACCGCGTTGAAGGTTAGCGCTTTGACCCGCCAAAAACCTTCGACACACACGTCCGGCGACTTCGGCGGCTTCACGAAGTCAGGGTAGCCCTCGACCAGCGTGTACTCCTGATTGTTCGCCTTGTTGTGGACTTCCCACACGCGATACAGGTTTGGCTGCCGCGGCTCACCCTTGCCGCCATAGGTGACGGCCTGGTCCGGTCGCAACTGGCCGGGCAGGTTCGGCTCTACCAGCCCGTTGGCGTTGCCTTTCACGTCAACCTTGTAGATGCGCTGGATCGTCTCAGCGTCCATCTGGAACTCGTGCGTCACATAGTCGGCGCCCTGGAAGCCGGTCAGGTCGCGGCACTTACGGTGCGGGATGATGTCCGTGGCCTTGGGGAAGTCGAACGTCGGCCCTTCGCGCACGATCAGATACTGCTGCTCCTGCAAGAGTTGCAGGTTGATCCGCAGCTGCGCGACGCGCGGGTCTTCCTCTTCCATTTTCCCGTCGGCCAAGTCCGCCGTCAGGTTGTCGATCTCGTTCAGCGTCCGCGTCATGTCGGCGATCTGGCCGCTGACTTCCGGGTCTTCCTCAAGCACGCGCTGATAGCCGATCTTCGTGTAAGCCACGCCGCAGACCTTCGCGCGGCGCACGACCTTCTTCATCATCTGCTTGAAGTCGGGGTAGGCTTCGGACGTGTAGTAATCCCAGAGCAACTCCATCGTCTTGCCCTGGCGCTCCAGCATCTGGGCGTAGTTCTTCGCGTCCTGGATTTCGGCCACGATCGCCAGCGAGTTCGGGTCGGGCGGCATACCCGTCATCGGGTCGCCCATCGCCATCTTCAGCGCCATCTGGGCCGACTCTGGTTTCCCGTCCCATAGCTTGAACAGCAGTTTCTTGCGCGGCTTCGCCTGCGCCTTCGGGTTCTTCGCGTAGAGCGTCGCTACCTGCTTGGCGATGTGCTGGACGATGATCGGAACGACATACTGCTTGCTGTCTACCCACTCCTTGGATGCGCCAAGACGCGCGTAGGAAATGTCATCCTGAATGCGCTTGAACTGGCCTTCGAACCACTTTTTGTCGAGCATGATCTCTTCCTGCATCGACTTGACCAATGCTCGCGTGGCCGGATCAATCTGCGGCTCGCCGCGGCGAACATCGCTCTGCTGCTGGTCCGGCGCCGCCTCCGTGCTGTCCATGGCGGGCGCCATCTCCTGGGGAGCCATTTCGTCTTCCATCACCAACCCTTGACTGCGGCGATACGTTCCTCACGACGCTGCCGTGCGAGTGAACTCTTCATTATCCATTGGAGACTGCCGACGCGGATAACGTTGCCATCCTCGTGCCGCGGCGTTTCGGCTTTGACGGTTCGCGCCAAGCCGAGGCCCACAATAGCTAAAAACGACACAAAGTCATCATGCGTCGCTTTCGGGAACTTCAGCATCTGAGCCTTGGCCTCACCCCACCAACTCGCGAAATTCGGGAAAAACACCTTCTGGTGCTGCATCCGGCCCTGGATACCGCGCGCCCGGTGCTCGAGGTCGTTGCGGCCAGGGAGCACGCCTTCGATGGTCGTGTAGATTTGATCTTCGTGCATCCGCTTCAGCAGGAACGGCCCGAAGGACTTGGAGATGAGTTCCTTTTCCATCCACCAGACCATCGGCTTGTGCTTCTGCATCAGCATGATCATGTTGTCGACCGTCTTGTCGGTCTTGAACTTGTCCATGATCGTGTCGGGCAGCACCCAGATGTTGTCCTGGTCGTCGACGCCGAACACGCCCAGCACCGAGTAGTCGTTACGCTGCTTCTCGTCCGTCGCGTGATCGCTGGCGCAGTATATGCGCAGGTTGGCCGGCAGTTCCGCAGCCGAGTTGTACTCGCGGATCATGCTGAGTGTGAAATAGTCGCCATCCGGCGGCGTCGGCTCGCCCATATAAAGCGCGCCAAACGTCATCGCATCCATCTGCTTGGCTTCGGCAAGGAAGCGCAGCCCTTTGCGTGCTTCCCACAGACTGACCATCGGCTTGGCACCAAACTGAGCGGCGACGAGTTCGTCCTTCGGATATTCGAGCGTCAGGTCCAGCGCGTCGGCCAATTCCGGGTCCGTTACAACCGCTGGCAGGTTGTAGTATTTCCAGCGATCGGCGATGCCCTTGTATTTCTTGTTACGCTCCGGGTGCGTCGGGTCGCACAGTCTACCGATCAAATCGTCTTCGTGCCAGCGTGTATGGACAACGATGACGGCGCTGTCGTTATGGCAGCGCGAGAACACCGTGGCGTTGAACCACGACCATAGCTTCTCGCGGAACGGTTCCGACTGCGCGTCCTCGTCGCTCTTGATCGGGTCATCGACAAAAAAGATGTCGGCCGGTTTACCAGTGCCTGATCCGCCGACGCCCACGAAGGCCATCTTGCCGCCCTTGTCGGTGATAAGCAGGTTCTTCGCCTGCGTGTCCTTGCGCAGCGCGTGCTTTGGAAAGACCTGTCCGTACGCCGGCGTCCGCATGATCTCCCGCACGTCGCCGCCGAACTCCTGGGCGAAAGTGTCGTTGTACGAACCCAAAATCATGTGCCGCTGCGGCTTGCGCCCGCTGAGCCACGCCGGGCCGCCACGCGACAGAACGTCCGACTTGCCCAACTGCGGGCCGACCGAGACGCACACGCGCTTCTCTTCGCCAGCGTCTACTTTCTCGATGACCTGGCACAGCAGCCGCGCCAACGGCGTCTCGACGTACTGGCTTGTCTCCACGTTCTCCGGGTCGTCGGGGTGCGGCCGGATCAGCTTCATGAACGGCAACATGCGCTCGCGCGCCCTCCGGATATGGAGTTCGCGCTGCGCTGCTGTTACTGCTCGTTGAAGATCAGCGTCCACATCTACTCTGGTATCGCGATCCGGCCAACCGCCCGTAGCTTATTGCGGCAATCGTCTCCAGCAAGAGCAAGGTCAACGCGATGGTTAGCCATTGCTTCGCCGTCATTCGTGTCAACCGGAACCGCCGGCTCATCTTCGCACTTCAACAGCGCCGCAGGGATTTTCTGCTGGACGTACTCGATCTTAGTTAGGACGGGCTGCACGCCCCCGCAGCCACTCAGCAGCAGCCCGGTCAGCAGGATTAACGCCGACGCACTCTTGCGCTTTTTCGCGGATGATTTGTCGAACAACTTTCACCTTCTCCTTCTCGGCCGTCTTGCGCGCCAGTTCGTCGCTCAGTTCTTTGACCGCTTTCGCGTTGGCTTCTTTGGCGCGATTGAAACTGTCGACTGTCGTTTTGTTGACGGCTTGGCACTGTTCAAAGTTGGCCCGGTACTGGGCAGCGTCCAGAGCCAACTGCGCGTTCTCGGCTCGAAGCCAGAGGATGTACGCTCCAGCGGCAAGTCCAATTGCACCGGCTCCGATCGCGACGTATTTCTTCCACCCGCCAAGGAACGCGACATTGATGATTTCCCACATGCGCTACGGTCCCTTGCGGCCCTTTACGGCCAGATACAGCCCGATACCGACGCCGGCCATCGTCAGTGCAAGGCACGCAAACATCGCCCACTTGCTCAGGTAGGCGTAGGGCGACAGCGCATTTCCCGCGTCCTGAACGTGCTCCTGCACGGCGCCGAGGCCGACTAACCCCGTTGTACCCGTCGTCGTCGACGCCGCGGCGATGACGCCCGGGTCGGCGCCAGCGGAAGGCTTCGGCTTTGGCACGCCAGCCAACTCGAGTGCGCGATCGATCTGCTGCGGGCTGTAGGGGTGGCCGTGGCCCGTGTTCTCGAAGTCGATCATCGCTTCCATGATCGGCTTCAGGTCGTCATAGTCGTGCAAGTTCACCGGCACGTCCGGTTGCTTTCCGGTGCGCGTAGCCACCATCGAAACGTAGGCGCCGGTGTGGTTGTCGTCGACACCCGGCGGCGCCCAACGCGTGATAAGTTGGCGAATCGACCGCAAGCCGTGGCGATCCTGATACGCAATCAACTGGCGCGCGGCCGCGCGGATTCCCCACACCGGATCGGTGAAACGACAAAGAGCCGTATACCCCGCCGGCGGCGTATCGCACGGAGGCATGTCCAGCCCCTGCCACTGATCCTCTTTACGCCAAGATAGATTCAACGGGTTGTTGTTGCGAAAGCCGCGGCTATCCATCTACTTCTTCCCTCGCCACGACTTCACGGTATCCGTCTCGTAGATACGGATGCCGATCCACACGAGCGAAGCCAGAGAGACGACACTCGGCAGCATATTCCCGAGCACACCGGCCAGGAGCGCGAGCGCGCTTAGGTCCAGCGTATGCTTGTCGTGCTCGGTCACGTATCCTTTCCGGGCGTCACTTGCTTGAAGTCCTCGACAGCGAGGATCAGGCAGGCACGCTCCATGCCGACGCGGAGCACGATGGTTCCGCTCTTGTCTTTCTGGTTAAGCCACAACTCGATGACGCCCATGTCGTTCGTCGCGCGGCCGACAACGGCCTCGCCGATCTTGGTCAGCCCCTCGACCAAGGACTTGTACTCGCCGCATACCACGGGCATCGCCTGCTGGGTCTGCGAATAGGCCTGCACCGCGAACAGCACCACGCCGAAGAAACTCCCGGCCATTGCAATCAGAATCCTACGCATGTCCGTCTATGCCTCCTTCATATCGTAGCGGCACAAACGGGCTACGCAGGGGCGACCGCAATCCTCCTTGCGCCTGGAATGGCGAGCGCAGCACATCCGCCGGCGTGGGGACGGGCGGGGGCGGCGGAACGTAAGAGATGGCCGCAACCGGACGCGGGCGCTGCGCGCCGTTGGTCGGCGGCGTCGAAAGCGCCACGACGCGCTGTTGCACGGCGCGCGACCGCATCGGGTGACCGAAACGCGGGTTGGCCGGCACCAGGTTCATGACCGTTGGGTGCAGCGTCCGACGGCGCAGCGGCTGGCGCCCGCCCATGAACGGCGGGGGCGGCGGGGGCTGGGAGGCCAGGATCGGATGAACCACGCCGACCCAGCGCCCCTCGTGCTCGAACGGCGGGTTGCCCGGCGTAATGCTCAGCGTCGCCGGGTTACGCAGGCGTGTGCGCTGGTAGCGCGTATAGACGCCGGGATCCTTGTCCGGAAACACGCCCCACATCTGCCCGTTGCAGTTGCTCGGCTGCGTGCCGAGCAGTTGCACTGCCAGCTGCCGCTGGGTGTACGGCTGCTTGCCGCCGGTGAAAACCGGAGGCGGCTGATAGTAGATACCGGGCAGAGCGGGCATGTCAGGCGGCCTTGGCGAACCCGTTCACCAGTTGAAGCGCGTTGTCGCGCAGCCGCTTGTGACGGGCATCGAACTCCTCGGTTACACGGACCATGGCCTCGCCGACTTCGGCGCGCATAAGCCCCGCGTGCATGAACGAGAGTTCGTGCGCGCGTTGCTTCATGGTGGCTTTGAGTACCGCCTTGGCCGTCGGGCCATGATCGGTCGCTTCGATCAACCGCAACGCCTGCTCGATGCGCTGCGGTCGCGTCAGGTCGAACACCTTGGCCCAGAAACTGACGTCGCGCCGCGGCGGTTCCGGCAGTTCTCCCTCCGGATAGCGGACCTGGATAGGCGACGCCAGCACCCGCTGACCGTAGCCGCCGATCAGGCACGCCACTTCATTGATCCACGAGTTGTTGAACCAGAACGGGAAAATCTCGGGGCAGAAGCCAACGGTGTCGACGACCTTGCGCGATACGGCCATCATCGCCGGAAGCGCTTCGCCGTTCTTCTCCTTGCCGAAATAGACGTAGCCGATGCCGTCCTTGAACAACTCGAACATCTTGGCGAGCGCCACGTCCCAGTCCTGGGTCGCGATCGCTACGTCATCGACGGCCAAGACGTAGATGTCGGCATCGTATGCTCGAGCGCAGCGGTTGTACTTCGCGCCCAGGCTGTCTTCCCGCGGCGCCGTCGAACGGATGATCTTCGGGTTGTCGAACAGCGGTGCGCTCGGCGACGACTGCATCGGGTCGTCGAAATCGAACCCGACGACGATCCGAGTGCCCGGCAGGGAAGCCTTGCGTGCCGTCTCGGCCACGTAATCGCCGAGGTAGGCCAGTTTGTTGCGCGTCGGAACGCAGACGTTGATCTTCGTCATGCCGCGTTCTCCAGCTGCTGCGCGATCAGATGCTCCTCGACCTGACGCTGCATGTCGGCCGCGAGCTGGCCCCACCAGATCTTGTTTCCGGAGTGGCCGGTGTGCATCAGCGGATCGACCCAGACCTCGCCCCCGGCATCGATATAGCGCCGGCAGTAAACGTAGTCCTCGGTCAGCAGCTTCCAGGGGTTTTCGGCGCTGCCGTCGCCCATGAACTCGTCACCGAACAGATACGGCGACTTCTCGCCGGGGCGCAGATCGTCATCCATCCACTTGACACCGGGTTGCGCGACGATCGTCTCGACGCATTTCCGAGTCTGGCGTGAAAGACCGATGACCCAGTAGACCGCGTTGAAAAGAGGGCTATTGGTCGACTTGCTCTCGTGCATCTTGCGCTTGCCCGGTTCGGGGAACTCCCCCGGCCAGGAAAGGATATCGCGCTTGTGCCGGTACGGCGCACAAACGAAGTCGACATCGTGATCGACAAACTTGACGAACTGGCCCGGCGCAAGAGCGACATCGTCGTCCCACCAAACCAGATCGGTATAGCCATGCGCCTTCACGCCGGACAGAAACTGCCCGACGAAAGCCATGCGAGTCAGGTGGTGGTAGCCCCCGGTCAAGCGTTGAGCCGTGAACTTCCACCCCTGCTCATAGCACTCTGCCTGGGCCGTCAAGAGGGAGTCCGAAGTCTCCCCCTTGAGGCTGCCAGAGTGATTAGGAATTGCCACGTAAACGTGACGCATCAGATTTACACCTCGGCGAAGTTGACACCCGCCGACCAGTTCACAGTGCTGGACGGCGCCGATGGCAAGTATAGGCCATGCAGCGCGTTCGCACCAGCAGGTGCAATCAAAGTTTCACGCGGCGTCGGCACCCACAGGAAGCCGTTCAGCACGTTGAAGCCGTCTTCCCAGAAGACCGTCTTCGTGCCGGCGCCTTCCGCCGTGGCATTCGAGCCAGCCGTACCCGCCGAGCCGTTGGTCGACGAGACGATACGCGAAACCTGGTCAGCGCGCTTGAGCGCCACCGGAGTCGCCGCGGCCAGGGTCGGGAACACCGAGATCTGGCTGGTAAACTGGATGCGCTGCTGCGCCGAGGTCGTGCTGCCCGTCTGGCTGGCCCAGGCGCGCAGGAACTCGATGTTGCAGGACGGCGCCGCCGGGGGGTTGATGCCAACAAGGGTGTTCGACGACACCGTCACGTTGTTGGCGGATAGAGCAAACTCACGCATTTCGCATTACTCCTCTAAGGATCTCCTTCTGGTTAGGTGAACGACTTTCCATTCCACGTCCGCCAGCCCTGGTGGCCGTAGATTTTTACCTTTCCGCGTCGATACTCGATTCGGCAGGCATACTCGCCGGTAGACCGGCCATTCCGCACGACGTCGAACTCGTATTCGCCCGTACGATGCGGATCGCGGTGTGGACGCATGAAACCCATGGTCCAGGTGTTCTTTTCGGTGTCGCGGATCACCAGCGCCGGCGGAATCGTCACATACGAATCCGAGTCCGGCATGTCTTCCGCCGCCTTCGCCATAAAGGGGAAGAAGTTGAAGCTGTATCCGCCAAACGCTACTGCGCCCATACTGGCATCCTCAACGGCAGTTTCGTGTTGTAGATCGCGTCGCCGGCGCCGACCGTAACGTATTCCTCGGCCCCGATGTCGTAAGCGCTGCCGCTAGGACGCGATGTACCGATCAGGTCGGTCGCTGCATTGGTGCTGTCGGTAACGCCGTTGTCGATGGTGTCCGCGCCGGCTTTCGGGCGGAAGTCCCGGCTGGCCGTCGTCGTGTTCTGAAACTGGTTGGCGTAGGTCTTGCTGACCTGATTTCCAGACGCGCCAACGATGCTGCCCAGATCGGTGGCGTTGTTCTTGCTGTTCGTCGTGTCGAACGTGCCGCTGGACGCCGTGGCGAAGCCAAAGACGGCGGTATTCTGGACGATGTTGCCACTATCGTTGCTGACAATGCCCGTCGTGCCGGTGTTCGACACGTCGGACGGCCAGACGACGGTGCAGTTGTATGCGTCTGCGCCGTATTTAAGTCGAAGACCGGTGGCCCCTTTGTCGCTTATTATCAGAGAATTGCGAATCCGGGTTCCCCCTCCGCTAACGCGGGTTTCTCCTCCCTCAAATATGCACTGGTTCCAGTCGTTGTCAGTGCTGTTCTCCTGGTATACACTCCATCCCGCATTCGAGCCTCGTTGAAATTGGAGACGACTGAATCGAGCATAAGACACGCCCAACCCGTTATCGACAGCGTAAGTGTAAATACCCGATGACCGCAGACCGACGCCTTTACTAGCGTCATATTTCCTTGCATTGCTGGAAACGCTAGCGTGGTCAATGAAACTCTGTCCGGTTGCAGCCGTGAGTTCGGGGTAGCGCGTACTGTCGGTGGTAATGCCCCCCATAACCAGAACCGTGCCAGCAGTTACAAACTCGCTGTCGTTGTAGCACTCCCCTCGCCAGATCTGATCGGCCACGGTCAAATCGGCCGGGCAAGCATCCTCCCAGGCTTGGATCGTGGAGTAGTCCCGACCCGTAGTACCGATCGATTTGGTGACAGTAGTCGGCATTACCCGATAACTCCTTGGTCTTCGCCGATTACTGCCGGATCAGCGATGCGTGGTTTCGCGATCTTTGCGTTATCGATGAGGTCCGCCTGCACCAGCGCCTTCAAATCGGTTGACAAATCGAGTCGAAAGGCCCGGCGACGCAACGTCCGTGACGGGATACCGTTGAGTGATCGTTCCGGAGCCAAGAACGCTTCGAACTTTACCGCCGGCACGCCCGGCACCTTGATGATCTGCCACTCCGGGTTTGCGATTTCCTCTTTGCCCCAAGGCCAGCCGTCTTCTTGCACGGTGATGACGTCGCCGCGTTTTGTGCAGCCGCAATTCAGGTAGAAGTCGGAATTGACCTTATCAACCACCCGGACCAGCAACTCAGCCATAAGCGCGCTCCCAACCCGTGTAGTCCTGCACCACGTCGCCCTGGGCCGTGCGATGGCTGTAGACGCACCAAGCCTCGGTGCCGTCCGCCGTGGCCGTGATTTCGTGTTCGACCTCGGCCTTGACCAAGAAATGCGCCGGGGCCGCAAAGTCGCGTTCGATCACCCGGCCGTCCGGGGTCAGCGCCTTCACATGCACCGCGCCCTTAAAGACGATGGTCGTGTGGTCGAAGTTGTGCTTGTGGCCGTTGATCTTGTTGCCGGCTTTCTCGAACTTCATCGGCCGGATGAAGATGTTGCCGCTCACCCATTCCACCATATCTTTACCTCGGCTCCAATGTGTAACGGATATCAGTGCTGATATCTGCGTAGTAATCGTGGTTGTCGATGTAGTCGATGCAGGCTTGCGCTGACACCGCATATCCGGAGCGATTGGCTGTCACCGCCGCAGAAGCGCGGAAGATCAGCGGGAACGCAGGCGCGGAACCCCAACCCTTGAAAGAACCCTGTGCTGGCGCGTCCAGAGGGTGCGGGGGCGGTATGCGACAATTGCTTGCTGTGGGCGTCGTCGAGCTGAACGCTGCGCCACCCGTTACTGTCGTATCGATGACAACAACATTGGCGTTGGTCACAGACACGATGCGTCCTGCGCCAGACCCGCCTGCTGCTTCGTAGACCCACATACCGAGGAAATTCCCGCTCGGCGCGTACCATGAACCGCCGTTGGCGAAGGGGCTTCCGGTAACAGTAACCGTGACGCTTGCGCCGCTGGTGGCCGACAGGCTGATCGTCGCTGGCGTGCGGTGTACGGCGCTGCGCTCCTGGAACAACGGCGCGCAGCAATACGCTCGCCAGGTGTCGGCCCAACTCTGCACCGCAGTCCCGTCCGGCGTCGTTCGCGGCACAAAATACCCAGCGGTGATCCAGTCAGCGACCACGTCCGGGGAATTGACCATGCCAACAACACCAACGGCAAACCACTCGTTAAAGGCTGTCGTTTCAGAAGCCACAGCCCCCAGGTCGGAAGCCAACTCAAGATTCAGGTTCACATACCCAAGCTGCCAAATGCCGTAGTCGATATTTCCGTTAAACCGATAACCGACATATCGCGGGCCATCCGTGTCGTAATAGTCCTCCAGTGCCCCGGCGTTGCCGTTCGTGTACGTTGTCTTGACGAAATCGGCCCGCGACCAAGTGTTCTGCACCTTGGTCGTGTAATAGGTTTTTGCATTGAACAATTTGTCGTTCGCGATGTCGGGCGTGCAGATGTAGGCATAGGCCAGATCACGGAGCAAATAGCCTTCGCCGCGTTGCTGACAGACCCCCCAGGGGGCATCGCCACGCAAAGACTCCGAAGCATCACCAAAACAAGTCTTGTTTATTCCCGACCCCTGGTAAGCCGCGTCAGTCGTCAGATGCGTTGAGTAGTACTCACAACCCTGAAGTTCCTCCAGGTGCATCAATTCGGCCGTCAGCAAAAACGGAATTGCGGATGTGGAGGGATGGTGCGAGTTGTCGCCGTCCCAGGGGCTCCACGTAACAGCCGGAAAGGCAATGGTGGTTCCGCTGAAAGAGGTGTTTATCCGGTACTCGATTCCACCATCCGCACGTGGAGAAACGCTAAGCTGACCGGCAGACGGCGATCCGCTCAAGCGACGGACATCGTTATAAGGGGCACCTGTCCAATAGCGGTTATTCTCGAAAATCTTCCGCCGCCCGTTGGGGCTCCACTTCGTCAATCCGCGCAGGTTCCACCCGGCTTGTGGCCCGATGTCGTCGCGCTCAGCCGTGCCGCCGATGTCCGTATAGACGTCGCCCATCAACGTAATCTCAGGGCCAAGCTGGGTGAACGGCCGAACTTGGCTGTCGGCGCGCATCAAGTCGAGGCTCGTCATGTCGAGCGTGACATCGGAATAGAGGAAGCTGTAGTTGAGCAGCCACTTTTTCGACGCCAGGAAGTCGATTGCCGCCTTGCTGCTGGTCGTGTCGGCCGATGCGTGGTCGCCCCAGATCGCGACCGATGTCGGCTGCGTGCCTACGTTGACCTCGAAATCCCACTTCCGGCCGTACTCGTGGCCGCATCCCTCGATGGTCCAGTTTCCAGAGGTCAGCGAAGTAAGCGATGCAGAGGCGTCGTAAACGTAGACGTTGATCGACGTGTTGCTGTTGCGCGCCGTAACATAGGCCGCGCCGGAATCGCCGACGATGTGCGCGCCGACGATATCGGTCGCCCACGAACCGGACGGGATGGTCCACGTCTTGGCTCCGGTACTGGTGAACCCAGTTGCCGTGAGCGTGACGGCGGGCTGCGAGCGCGGGAAGCTATACCGCGTCACGTTGCCGTCGTGGTCGGTGTAGTCGGTCGAAATCAGCGTGCCGCTGGAAAGCGACGTCGCGCGCTCGATGGTCAGGCCGTAATAGTAGTTCGCGGGGCTGACGCGATCCGTGTCCATGTTCCGCAGGACAACGCGGGTCTTGACGTGCGTAATCGGGTTTCCGCCTGATACGGCCGCCGTTCCCGCCTTCCGCATGTAGACGTGCAGCCACACCCGCAGGCCGTCGCCGGACGCATGAGCAGTGCCTGCATTCTTCGGCGGCAGGGAGTAGACTCGGCATGTCTCGGTCGGGCCTGACAGGTACGTCCCATGGAACGTCGCGGCGGTCTTGCTGAACGTGCCCGACGCCCCGTTGCAGTCGTTGCTGTCGGCGGCGTAGGACGTGCCGCCGATGTCGAACGTCACAACCACACGCCAGGACGTGGCGAACAGGTCGGACTCGGTGATTGCGGTCCCGGTCGGCTCCGTCGTCGAGGATTTGTAGACCCGAAGTTTTCGGGTAGAACCCGATCCGATGGACGGGATGATGCCGGAAATAGCGATCGCCCGGCCCTTGCTGTTCCCATCGGTTGAGAGGTTGACCGCCTGGAAGTTAGTCAGCGCGGAGCCCTGGTTTCCCGAGCCGTCGTCGTCATAGATCAGGATATGGTCGGACGCGGTGAATGCATCACCCGGCCCCATCGGCCAAATCAGCGAGAACGGCTCGTTGGTCTTCGCCGCGCCCGACGCCTCGGTCACGGTCAGGATGCCGAGCAGCGTGTCAGAACCGCCACCGCCCTGGGACGCGGGCACGCCAAGGGACGCTCCAAAGGAACGGCCCTTCGCTACGCGTGACAGGAGATGGGTTGGTGCGCTCATCAAAAACTCGATGATCTTCCGTATCAGCGCTTTAGCTGACACGTCACGGTTCCGCCGACATAGGTGCAGGAGAACCGATACCAGGAGCCCCGATCAGCGCCGTGCGATCCAATTTCCTCGGCGTCCGCCGTGTACGACTTGACCGTGTTGTAGGTGCCGTTCTGCGACGTAAAGCAACGCTGAACCGCGACCGAACCGCCACCGGACGTCACGCCCGCGATCGACAGGTCATAGTCGCCCCACAACTGGATCGGGTCGCTGACGCCGCTCTCGGTGAACACGACGTTCAGGTGGCCAGTGGACGGGAAAGTGTTCGTAATCGCCATTCTTCTCTCCTAGAGCCGTGCGTCCGCCGTGGCGCAGATGTAGAACCGGGAATTAGCGCCGGGCGGCGTGCC